GTGGTTCGGGTGGTGGTGGAAATGGTTCTTCATCAACAGGTAGTGGTGGAGCCGGTACAGTAAATTTAGGCGCAGGTGGTGGTGGTGCTGGTGGAGCAGATAGTTCTGCTGGTTCTGGTGGAAATGGTGGTTCAGGTGTAATAGTAGTTAAAGAACCCGCAGTATCTATTGCAGCAAGCGCTCCAGGCGTTTGGTCAATGAACACAGTATATGATTTCGTAAAAAGTGGCAATTGGATAGAAACTGCACCTAATTTTGTTACTGCAACAGGTGGAGCAATTACAACAAGTGGTAATTTTAAAATTCATACATTTAATTCATCAGGTGATTTTGTAGTTTCTCACGCAGGAATACCTGCTGGTTCAACAGCAGTTGATTATTTAGTAGTAGCTGGTGGTGGTGGAAATGGAAATGCTGGAAGTGGTGGTGGTGCAGGAGGATTTAGAGAATCTAGTGGTGCAGCTTCAGGTTGTTATACTAGAAGTCCATTAGGTTCAGGTGTTTCAGCAATAACAGTATCTAAACAAACTTATGCAGTTGTAATAGGTGCGGGTGGTGGTGCTGGAGCAAAAGGTTCTAATACAGTAGCTTTAGGAATAACATCGTCAGGTGGTGGAAATGGTGGTGATAGACCTGGTGGTGGTGGTTCAGGTGGTTCAGGTGGTGGAGCAAGTGATTATAGTACTTCACCAGGTGGTACAGGAAACGATCCTCCAACAAGTCCTCCTCAAGGAAATCCCGGTGGTAGTGGATCTTCTGGTGAAAATGGTGGTGGAGGTGGTGGTGCATTAAGTGCTGGAGGAAATGCAAGTGGAGTGCCAGGAACTGGAGCAACTACTCAAATTACAGGAAGTGCAGTTCTTTATGCGTCCGGAGGTGCTGGAGATGGTGCTTCACCTGCTCCCGGACCAGCTCAACCAAGAGCAAATACAGGTGATGGTAGTTCAACAGCTGCTGTTGGTTCAGGACCGGGTGTTGTTATTATTAGATATAAATATCAATAATTGACACTGATGATAAAAAATTATATAAACAAACTTTAAGGAGATAAATAATATGGCACATTTTGCAGAACTAGATAATAATAACGTAGTACTAAGGGTAGTAGTTGTAGGTAATGACTGCGTACCATCGGATGAACACATAGATGGTGAAACATGGTGTGTTAATTTTTTTAAAACTCCAAATTGGAAACAAACTTCTTACAATAACAATTTTAGAAAACAATATTGTGGCATGGGTTTTACTTATGACGCTGCAAAAAATAAATTTATAAGTCCAAAGCCTCATGCTTCATGGGCACTAGATTCTAATGATGATTGGCAAGCACCAGTTACTTATCCAACAGATACAACAGACAAAAGTATTTCTTGGGATGAAGCAGGTCAAAAATGGACTGCAAAAGATCACGAAGATCCAGAAAATAATTTTAATTGGGATGCATCAGCACTAGCTTGGGTATCCGCATAAGGAGAACTAAGATATGGCGAGCCCTTCAAACAGCTCAAATAACGGCGGGATACTAGGAGTAAGTAATAAAACTTCTTTTGGTAAATGTACCGTTACAGTCAAAACCTCGTCAGGAAATATTACAGCACAACCAGGAACAGCAGTTGTTCAAGCTCTTGTAGTATCAGGTGGTGGTGGAGGTGGTACTTCTTATGGATCAGGTGGTGGGGGTGGTGGTGCAAGACAAATTTCAAGTGCAAATGCTTCAGGAACAATTACAGTAACAATTGGAGGTGGTGGTGCCGGTGGTCAAGCAACAAACCAAGCAGGAGCCAATGGTGTTAATTCATCTTTTGTTGGTTGTGGCACAACGTATTTATCAACAGGTGGTGGTAGAGGTGCAGGACCTGGGAATACTAAAACACCAGGAGGTTCGGGAGGTGGTGCGTCTGGAGGAGGACCAGGAAGTCAAGGTTCAGGAAACGCAGGAAATTTTTCTCCATCTGAAGGAAATCCAGGAGGACCTGGAGTAGGAACAGGTGGTAATTATGGATCAGCGGGTGGTGGTGGACATGGAGCCGTAGGTGGTAATGGATCAAATCCAACAGGTGGTACAGGTGGTGCAGGAACAAATTTTTCTCCAAGTTTTTCAGGTTTACCTAATTCAGGAGTTTTAGCTGGCGGCGGTGGTGCTGGAACTTATCAAGGTGGAACTGCAGGAAGTGGTGGAGCAGGTGGTGGTGGAGCAGCAGGTGCTGGTGGTGGTAATAATGCAGGAACTGCAGGAACAGCTAATACCGGTGGTGGAGCTGGTGGAGCTTCTTTTCAAAGTAGTCAAGCAACTGGTGGCGCTGGTGGGTCAGGTGTTGTTGCAATAAAAGAATTAAGTAAAGCAAGTGGTGTGTGGTCAATGCAATCTCAATTTAGTGCCAAGCAACAAGGAACATGGCCAAGAGTTTTATTCACTCCATTCACAGCAGATTTTTTAATGGTAGCCGGAGGTGGTGCAGGTTCAAATACTAGTGCTGGTGGAGCCGGCGGTGCAGGAGGTATGCTTTATTCATTTTCTAATCCAAACGCTGCGGGAGTACCTTTTACTGCAGGAACAACTTACGCAATTACAATTGGTGCTGGTGGAGCAGCTACCAGTGGTAATGGTAATGCTGGTTCAAATACAGTGATGGCTTATAATGGTGCATCACGTACATCTTATGGTGGTGGTCGTGGTGGTACTGCACACAGTGATGGTCCTAATGGTAATTTAAATGGTGGTTCAGGCGGTGGTGGAGGTGGTGGAAGTCCTTATCCTGCTTGGGATGGAGGAGCTGGTAATACACCCCCTATTTCTGCTGCAAATGGTGGACCTCAAGGTAGCCCTGGTGGAAAGGGTTATATTAGTATTCCAGGACCTAGTGGACCAGGTCAAGCTGCCGGTGGTGGTGGTGGAGCAACTGCCGATGGTGGAGATGGTGCTAGTGGTCAAGCAGGTGTTGGTGGTGCAGGTAGAGCAAGTTCAATTACAGGAAGTGCAGTAACATACGCAGGTGGTGGGGGTGGTGGTGCAAATGCAACTACTTCTGTTGGTGCTGGTGGAGCCGGCGGTGGTGGAGTAGGTGGTGGTGGAAATCCTTATCCTCAACAAGCTGGAAGTGGTGTAGCAAATACTGGCGGTGGTGGAGGTGGTACTAGTGGACCAGGTGGACCAACAGGTATTCTTGGAGGAGCTGGTGGACCAGGAATTGTTGTTCTTAGATCTCCTTCTGCTTCATGTGTATCAGTAACAGGTAGTGGAAACACTGTAACTACTTTAGGACCTGGTGAAAAAATTGCAAAATTTGTAGCTTCAGGTAATTATGTTGTTAATGAGTAATTGACAATTATTTAATTTTATTTTATATTGTCTTTATAAAGACATATGCAATTACAAAATTATTACTATTGGTTTAAAAATGCCATACCTCATCATGTATGCGATGACATTGTGCGTTATGCAAAATCCTTACAGGATCAAATGGCAGTCACAGGCGGTTATGGTGATAAAAAATTAAATAAAAAAGAAGTACAAGATTTAAAAAAGAAAAGAGATTCAGATATAGTTTGGTTAAACGAACGTTGGATTTATAATGCAATACACCCTTATATCCATCAAGCTAACAGAGATGCTAATTGGAATTTTGATTGGGATTTTTCTGAGTCTTGTCAATTTACAAAATATAAAAAAGGCCAGTACTATGATTGGCATTGTGATAGTTGGGATAGAGCTTACCATAAACCAGAAGAACCTAATTCACATGGAAAACAAAGAAAATTATCTGTAACTTTATCTCTATCTAATGACAAAGATTATAGTGGTGGTGAACTAGAGTTTGATATGAGAAACAAAGATCCAGATAAAAAAGCCAACACTCATGTATTAAAAGAAATAAGATCTAAAGGTTCTTTAGTTGTATTTCCTTCTGATGTATGGCATAGAGTGAAACCGGT